TCACCGTCTGAGCTGGCATAGTTTGAATACATATTTTCATCAACATCAATACAGCTGATTCTACCGCCGTATGGGAGTTTACTGCCGGACAGATGAGCAGCCCGTGGTTTTTCAGGATCAATGGTAAAGGCGTTACCATCTTTGTCTTTTCCATTTAATAAATTTGTTCTTATCTTTTTTCTAAAATTCCCTAGTTTATCAACTATGTTAAGCAAAATACATTGTTCGATTTTTTTAAAAAATTCTTTTCTCTTTTCAAAGTCTTCATCGCCCTCTTCGGCTTCTGTTTCTAGGTCGGCTAATAATTCAAGTTCTTTTTGTTTCTTGGTAGCTAATTGTCTTAAGGCAGCATTCTGCCCTTCTTCTGTACCATTTGATGAATCTAAATCCTTCAATTTATTTTTTATCGCGCTTTCTTGGCTCATATCTGTTGATCTAAATTCACTAGTGAAAAAAACTTCATTGACTATAACAATAGAATTTGCAATTATTTGTTCATTTTTCTCGGCATTATATTTGTAATTTGTCTCACCAACAAGATCACCTTGGCTTAAGTTTTTAAAAGTTTTTGCAACACGCGAGCCATACAGATTCCCGGGAAAAACCCTACTTAAGATTGCATGCCAAATTAGCTTGATTCTTTTCTGTTGAGCAACTCCTTCATCACCTCTTAGATAAGCTGTCCAGAACTCATTCCATTTACCATCAGTTAAAATAGTGGTGGAGTCATTAATAATACCCATCTTATCAGCTATTAAGAGACCAGATGATTTAGTATTTATACTCACATCCAGTTGGGATGATAATTGATTTATTATAACCTCAGCATCATCCCAACTATAACCTCCAATGTCAAAGAGATCACCACCATCGTCGTACACTTCTCCAAGGAAGTTCTTGAGAACTTCGGGCTCTTCCCATGGGAAAGGTATTAAGTTTTCAGGATCATTTCCATACAAGTCATGACTTCTACTGATTTTTACTTTTGGATTTTGGCCTGCCGGTCTTTTGGTTTTGAGCCAATTTAGTACTTTTTGATAATCTGGTGTCGCCATTATTTCACCACATCGTTAATAAATTTTATAAAGTTATTTGGCACATAAACAACATCTCCATAAGAATAGTGAGAGTCGGTAGGCTTATTATTGAAAAGACCAATAATCCAAAAAAGATTGCGATCACCAAAATACTTATTTGCTAGTTTATAGAGTTTGTCTCCATGCGACCATACATGTTCTATAATTTCATATTCTTCCGAGAGAAAGTCGCGAGAGAAAACATAGTTATCGTAATATTGTATTTTTTCAATATTTCTTATTTGCTTTAGAAAGTCTCTTTGTTCTTGTGTTAATGTTGCTTGTTTGAATTTTTTATAAATTGGCATTTTTATTACTCTTATCCTTATTTAAGTTTTACGCTAAAACCAAATGCATCTCCTGGTTTTGCTAGTGCGGCAGAGCCGGATTCTTTTATCTCTTTTTTTCTATTTGTAGGTGATACCTCAGATAAATCCATTGAAATTTTAAATGATTTTGCATAAACCATTCCGGATTGATCAAAAAAGCCAAGATCTAAATCTGGTGCATATTCTATACCCTTTGTATTGAAAAGTATACCATTTTCTTGAATTTTATCAAATGTAGTTGGAGGCACGTTTGAAACAGTATCACTTATTAGATTTGCAAAATAAACGTAAACTTCAGATTTACCTAGCTTGGTTTTTCCGTCTGGTTCCGTTGTGGGCGTTATCATTCTTAACAGTTTGTGAAATTTTTTGTGGTTTGCAATAGCTTCTTTGACACTAGAAGAAACCACATTAAAAGTTAATTTTTTTATGACCTTGTCCACGCCCTCGGTTGTCATTGAAATGTTATAAAAAGTACTAGTTTCGACAACATTCATGTTTCTTTCAAAAGAAAGAGATTCTAAAAAGGGCTTAAAAGAAATGAGATTCTTCCGAAGTCCAAAATAGATGTTGGATTTTTTTTGCGCACTGTAGTCACTTGAATAGTCTCTCATTATATCTTAACTCCAAAAGGAAATGAACCGTTGGGAGCCAATTCTTCTTCTAGTTTACCATCCTCTTTAAAATTAGCAAAAAGCTTTTTATCTGTTTCTGCATTATCCTTAATAGCTAATCTTGGTTTTGCGATAATTTCTAGGTCAAAAGTGTAGAGTTTAGGCCATAATTTATCATCATACTCAAAAAAGCCCATTTCTGTATCTACTGTATATGAGAAGCTTTTCATGAATCCTTGTATAGCATAAGTTTTAATATCATCTGCTTTTTTTATATCGATTTTTTTAGTGTATTTGCCGTTATTGATAAGATTGCCTAACAAAAAATAAATTTTCTCTTCTTTACCTACTGCGACCTGGTTACCAGTGCTGGACTTTTCGATAAAAATAGAAAGAGTGTCTAATCTCGCTGCGTTTACCCTTGCGTCGTTTGCTGAAATAGCAGGAAGCTGTAGTCCGACTTTGTATGTAAGCCCAACGGACTTTACTTCTTCAATTATACCTTCTCTAGTTTTTATTTCATTTTTCTCAAATTGAAAGTTCACAGAAAAAGAGGTTATAAAAGATTTTAAACCCACAGCGATTTTTGTATTTTTGTCATAAATATAGAAAAAGACTCCCTTGTCATCAGAATAATTATGAGAATATTCTGTACCCAAGGGAAAACTTGGAAAGTTTGAATCGTGTGCTCCTTGATAATTAACAAGGATTGGAATATTGTCTTCGTAGCTCATTATTTTTGGCCTCTGGTTACTTCTTTTCTTATTATATCTCTCAACTCTTCATTTCCTATAAAGACTTTCACTTCAACTTTTGGCATTGAGATTTCCGGCATTTTTACATCAACTTCAATTTTGCTATTCTTGAATAGTTTTGCAACAGCAACACCATCACCCATGATAAGAGAGCTCGTGTCTCCACTGACAGACCCAGCAAACAATCCTTTATTGCCAATGGCACCTTTAATCTCTCCAACGGCGGACTTGATGTTATTGAGTCCTTGGCCGAATTTTTCAATTCCGGTTCCGATCTTAAGGATTTCATCACCGGCTCCAAACATATCGGCCATTGATGTTCCTGTTAATTTAAATAGTAAGAACATTGCCGTTAATGCCGCAAGTCCCATAAAAATTCCCATTGAACTAAATGATGCTGCATATCCCAAAAATAAGAACGCTGCACCAAGAGCAAAAATTCCAAGAATTACTGCCGGCATGGTATCAACAGACTGAGACATTACTGTGAATAATCCTGTTATTGATTCGACAAGAGCAGACATTCCATAGATAACAAGAGCGACAGCTCCGAACATAACACCAAATGCCAAAGCCAATCCAATAAGTTGAATGCCTCCAACTTTGGCGGCAATACCCATGGCAAGGATTCCTATGGCCATGAAGAAACCAAATTGGATGAAGAGCGGGTTGATTCTGGTTGCTAGAACGGCGATCATCGTAAAAAAAGCAGAAACTAGTTTTACCCACATTGGAGTGGTCACTTGCATTGCTACTCCCATAGCGAATATTCCACCACTAATCATATAAAATGCAGTTGCTAAATGTTCGCTGTATTGTTCAGACCACATTCCTAACAGGATAAAAGCACTAGCTAGTGCTGCGAACGGTCCTAAAGCTACTTTTGTTTGTATAAACAAACTATCCAAACCTCTTCCAAACATAATAAAGGCAAAATAGGCTGTTTGTGCAAAAGCCAACAAAGGAGGGCCATATTCTACCAAAAGAACAATTAAACCAACAAAAAATTCAACAGCAGGTCCCAATGCATTTATCAAGGGTTCATTTGTTGCCAATTTCTCAAAAGCCATTGAAATTCGATCCATGAGAGGCAACAGCTCTGTCATTGCATTTGCTAATCTAGCTTGTATATCCGCTTGTTGCTTTGCAAGAGCAGCACGTTCTCTCAAATCTGCTGGTGATGCTTGGAGATCAGCCATCATTTCGGCAACACTTGAATACCCCATAGCTTCTGCTGTAAAAAGTTTCTGTGCTTGTGTCATATTCTTGACACCGCCCGTTGCACTATTAATTTGGTTTCGCAATTCTTTCATTCTTTCTGCTGGGTTCATTGTCATAAGAGCCATTGAACTGAGACTTGTTCCGAGAACAGAGTTTAAGGTTGCCGCTTTCTTTGCTCCTTCGGAAAACTTATCAAAAGACTTCGTCATATCAAGCATTTTTGAAATGGCCAAACCTGTTACACCGGCTTGAGATGCTAAGTCTTGAAATGCTGTTATTCCTTCTTTTCCAAAAGAAGAAAGGTATCCCATCGCGGAATTGAATTCTGATCCCATTTGTTCAGCGGTTAAGCCCAAATCTGAGGCTTTTGCTGCCATCGACTCTAATGTAGCTCTAGACTCTGATCCTGTCATTTTAAAAGATTTAGTAAGAAGATCAAAATTCTTAGCTGATGTGTCGGCTGATACACCAAGCTTTGTCATTAATGCTGTTGAAGTTGCAATGTTTTCTCTAAATGATTGAGATTCAAGATTAAAACCTTTTATAGTTTTTGCAACAGAACTGAAAGCAGCATTTGAATCTTGTAAAGTAACTCCGGCTTTTATAGTTGTTGAAGCAACAGCCGTCATTTCTGATTGAAAATCATTGGCAAAACCTGTGGCGACCTTGAGGCCAACCGCTGCTTTGTCTAACTCAATCATTTTTGTGATAGCAATGTCTAATAGCGAACCCAAGATGTTTATAGGGTTGATTAAACCTTGAAAAGCTGCTCCCATGGTTCGTAAATTTGCTGCTCTATCACCAGATAAAAACTGTTTTCCTATTTCCGCAAAAGCACCAGCAGAAGTTTTAGAAAAATCAGCAGCAATACCCATGTTTCTAGCTAGCTTACCAGTGGAACTCTCAATACTTCTAGCAAAATCGCGAGAGATTTCTTGCTTGGAACGAAACTCTTCCATTTTTTCAATGACATCTTCTAGACTAAGAGTCTGGTCATCCATTAACGCGTTAATCTGTTTCTGTTCTTCGGTAGATAGCTTAATAGTATCCAAGGTTTTGTTAACGACTTCTCCGAGTGTTGCTCCTGCTAGCATTTGTTCTTCGATACTTTTCTTTTGGTCCTGGAGTGCTTCAATAGCGGCACCATATCTAATTCTTTCAATTTCAAGTTGCTCTTGGGCCATTTTTAAACGGTTTCCAACAGATTTAGCAATTTCAATTTCAATTTTCTTTTGTTTTTCTTGAATTTTGATGGTTTCAAGTGCCGCTTGAGCAACAGCAGCCGGATCAAATGAACCAGCAGCACTTTCGCCATCCCCGGCTCCCATTGGCATCCTTAAAATGTCCAAACCATTTATCAATCTATATAATGACATACAAAGCCCTCTTGTAGTTAAATAGTTTCAAATAAAAAATGCTTGGAAAACCAAGCATTAGCTTTTTGCTCTATCATATTCTTCTTTTTCCTTCTCATATTCTTGCACTGTTCGATCAAGCCACCACTTTCTCAAGCCAACTGGAAGAGAATACATTTCGGATAGACTCCATCCTCCATAATGCTTTAGAGTAAAGAAAATCTCGTATACGTTTTGCATATACTCACTGGTCAGGCCAAAAAAAGTCCGTATTAAACGGAACCTCCATTTCTTGTTCGAAGCCGCAAGATTCACATTCAAAATCTTCACTGACTTTGATGTTGGGAGCCAATGACTCATAGCACTGTCTTAGCCATCTGGCTTCATAAGCAGGCACATTTTCTACAAAGTAGTTAACATAAGCTGCTTCTGCATGTCCGTTTACAGATTGAATGTATAGTTTCATTTGAGTTGAGACAAGTTCTTCTTCATTTTTGTTCTTAGACATCATCTTCATAATCTTTGACTCGTCTTGGCCGGTCAATAGCCTAAGTTCAACTTTAATTTGCGACTTTGGTGTCTCAACTATGTAAGTGCCCGTGTTTGTCTCTTCAGCTTCAAATTCTTCCAAATCTCCGTCTATTATCAAAGGTTTTGATAGATCAAACACTACTTTGTTGGGTGTTTGACATGACGGGCATTGAACCTTTGTTTCATATAGATGACCATATGCTGATGAGCGTGCTGCAATTATTATTGCATTTCGATCTCCAACTAGAACATCTTTTGCTTTGAATGTTTTGTCAACCAATAGATTGTCAATAAGTCTTTCAAGTGCAACTCCTTTTTTAAGCAATGATCGTGATGTAAGAATATCTTCATCTTTTGCTGTCATGAAACGGATTTCAACTGTTTCTTTTTCGTGTAAAGGATGTCCGGAAGGATAACCGACTCCTCTAGATGGGAGTTCTACAAACTCCGTTGGGGTAACAAAGTTTAGGACTGCCGCTGGATCAACAGCTTCTGCTTGCGCTCGTCTTGTTTTTGTTCTATCTTCATTATTTCTTCTCATTTATACCTCTTTGTTAAAATAATTATTCTTCTTCAAGTTTTTTATCTGCCTCTATCATTCTTTGTTCTGCTCTTTTTAATCGTTCTTGTCTGGCTTTTTTACTTTCTCTTTCCATATTCATGTTACCTGTCATACTTGCATTTGGTATACTTACTGTACCACCACCATAATTATCCATATTGCTATCTTGAGCATATTTTTTTGTTTCAATTATTTGTTGTGTAGATGCTGGATCGCCTCCAAGATTAGTTACATCAATTGCATCTTGTTTACGTTCCCTTGCATTATCTTGTCTTTGTAGCATTCTCTGAAACCAATCGGGCGCATCAGAACCATTATCAGAATTTACGGTTCGCGATTCTTCTTGTGGCAAAGAAGGATCAGTAGATGTTGAATTAAAAATTTGGTTGAGCTGATTATCTGCTTCTTGTTTTTGGTTATCTAAAGATCCTTTCATATTTTTCATTCTTTGTGTTTCTTGTTGTCTTTGTCTTTCTTGTTCTAGCCTTCTCAGGTCAGCTTCTCCCATTTGCATTCTATCCTCTCTTTTGTTTTCTACAACAGTTTGGATTGCTCTGTTTCTGACACTTGGATCATTTTGTAATTTTCTTTCTAAATCTGAAATCTCTCCATCGCGATTCAAATCAACAACACCGTTTTTCCAATTTAGAGGTTCTTTGCTATCTTGGTCAAATTTTGCAACTTTCAACTTTTTATCTATTATCGCCTCTTCATTATCAACAAACAAAGTCTTCATGAAATGTTTATACGAAAGTTCCGAAACGGCAAATTTTTCCCCTATCTGGGTTCTGTCCATGACCGCCCAATCATATACAACACCAAGTTCGTATTCCACCAAATCATCAGAAGAATAATCTAAATCTCCCCATCCAATAGTTTTAACAATCGGATTGATAAGATGCCAGCATTCTGAGATTCCGTCTTCATCATTGAGTTGATAGATTGAAATTCTTTGTTTTGAGGTTGACGCGTTTTTAAAATCTGCCACATCTTCCAAGCCAAGCCCAAAAGAGTTTGCAATTGTTGATGACTTTTCTGGTGTTGTTATTGTTTTCCAACTTTTGCCTGAGCCATCAAGTTTAAGTTTTGTTGAAATATGATGACCACCACCAGATTCACCTCCGATATTATCTCCTGATGTTGCAACATTACGAAAATGAGGATCTCTAAACTGAGAATTATCAACATAAGGATAAGTATACCCGGTGTTATTCATAATTTGCCACAAGAAAGCTCCTGTGTCAAAATGCTCTTGTTTCCTTCCCATGCCATTCATATCAACGAATTTCATTGTTATTGGTTGCCATGTTCCGTTACCGGGATAATTAAACTTATGGTTCAGTAGTCTAAATTCTTTTGTATCAAAATCAACTTTTGGCTTGTTTAAGCTTTTAATATTGGGCAAATAAAACATCCCGCCAAAAACAACAACAAATTTGCTTTTGGTTTTGGGATGTATTTGTTGTGATGTCCACCATGACATTTAGTTCTCGCTTATTCTGCTTCATAGAAGCTACCGAGTCCGTTTCCTTCGATAGTTTCACATGTTGCCCAATCATACATAAATTCAAGATCAATTGTTGAAATGTCATCATTTTCATAATCAAGTTCTGAAAATGCAACCTTTTTAATGTATGGGTTTTTAAGTTCCCAAGTTTCAATAGCGTTCCCGCCTGAATCAAGTTGGCGGATTTGCACGTATTGAAGAGCAGAATTGGTCTTGTTTTTTGATTGAGTTGTAAGAGTATTAGCATCTCCAGGAACAACATAACCACCAGAACGAATAATATTATTGATTCTAAACAGTGATCCGGGGTCAACTGGGTCAACAAGTGTCATAGAAATAGACTGCCATTCAACCTTTCCGGGAAAATGAAATGTATGTCCCATGTATACGTGCTTACTGTCAGCAACGGTAAAGTTCGGCTTCGCTACTTTCTTAGCCCACCATACAGCTGGTTCGTTGCCTTGGATTCCTCCAATAAATACTTGAAATCTAAAATTTCTTTTAGGATCTCTTTCAGGTGTTGTAGTCCAAAATGACATTATTATTTTCTCCTATAAATCTTTAATAATTAGTTGGCTTAGGCAAATTCTGCCCCAGTGCGAGTGATTACAAAGTCAATAGCGATGTATTCAATAGCTCTCGCAGGCTTAAGAAAGATCTTGGCGTACATGATATTTCTATCAATAAGATCTGGTGTAGTTGTTGTTTCATCTAGAACCAAACGATAATCTGTTAGTCCAAACTTTGATTTAACATCTGATAGAATAGGTTCTGCTTGTGAGCGGAATCTTGCCCATGTAGATTGAACATTTTGATCAAAGAGAAGATTTCTTGCCACATTTCCAATTTCTGCCTTAAGGAAGATCATAAGACGACGAACGTTGATTCTATCAAGAGCTGACGGAGTTTGTTGAAGAGTCTTTTGTCCAAAAATTACAACTCCTTCATTTGGGAATGTAGCAATTGGATTGATGTTAACTTCATACAAATCATCTCGCTCTGAGGCATCTAGACGTTGACGTGCTTGAATTACGCGAGGTCCGGATCTTCCACCAAGATTACCAAGTCCACCTCGGTTAAAACCAGCAGGAGCAAACCAAAGTTCAGAAGCAGCATCAGATTGAGCCATTGCGCCAATCCCTGCAACTGATGAAGGAACCCATACACGCTCTCCATTATTCAAATTATCTTGAATTTGAACTGCTGGGTAATAGGCCGCTGCATAGCTTGAATCAAGTTGGCGATTCTTAAGGTTGGTAATTGTGTCAGACACGCTTCCCAAACGAGATACCTGAGTATCTGAGATTGTCGCTTCTGCGGTTGGCTTATAATCTCCAACAAGGTCAATTACGGCAAGCATGTCTTTACGAGCTTCGGCTGTTCGAACAATTTTTGTTGTAATGATAGAGTTTTTGATACCCGGAGCAGCAAGCAGACTAGCTGGTACTGTCTCTGGATCAGAAATAGAATCAATCCTCGATGCGGTCGAAGATCCGCCCGTACGGG